TCCTTGTCACATACTCATCATCCAAGAAGTTGAGCGCATCACGGTAAGTACCGTGCAGCCTGAGTATTTGATTATGCTCCTTCTGTGGCACATCATCAAAAAAACGCTTCTTAATCCAATGGCTATCACTGACCGGATTGAATGTCAAGAAGAAACGCTTTGGCTGCTCTGACTTACCCCTGAGTCGCAGAGTAATCTGGGTGAAGTCCTCTAGGCTCAGCTCGGTGGCCTCCTCAATCCAGATGTACTTAGCCTGGGAGAGTGACTTTAGCTTTTCAGGATCATCACAGCCTAAAAAGACAATCTTGTTCGTGCCGGACTGAAGCTCCAAGTATCCTGTCTTGGCCTTAACGAGCTTCTCAAATCCCCATTGGCTTATTTTGTTCCTAAAGTCGGCAAAGACTGAGTTTCTCAGAGTGCTGGCAACCTTACGAATTACAAAGTAAGTCTGGAACTGATTGGCCTTGTGATTACATATCTCAGCCAACAGTAACTGAATCATTGTCTGTGACTTACCGCTGCCTGCTCCGCCCCATAGGATGTTGTAGGTCTTAGGCTCAACCAAAGCAGGCAGGTACTTCTGACTCCACAGGTCAGGTGATGACAAGTCAATCAGTGCCATCAGTTGCCTTCTTCCTCCTTCCTCAGCACCTTCGGCACAATCACTTCGTGCATCTGCACGCTGACCTGCTCCTGGTTCATCAAGCCTAGGTCACGGGCTATGATATTATGATTAAAGAAGCCACTAGAAGCACCTTCAAACTTCTGCAATGTGATGGCTTGTTCTATGCGTGTAAAGACCTTAGCGAAGTCTTCTGATTTGCTACGATAAACAGCTAAGGTTGCCCAGCAACTGAAGCCACAGGCAAGCGCAAAGCCATCCTTTGTCAGGACTCTCTTTTTGGGCAGCTCAACCCTCATCGCATCCTTGCCTCTGAAATCAACCTCAATCAATGGGTTTTCTTCGGCCCATTGTACATACTGCTCAAAGTTGTGCTGAATCTCATCGGGTGACTTGAATTTGCCATCAAGACCATGCTTGAGGCGCAATTGCCAACAATTATTCCCTTTTGGTGCTGCCATAAATTGTACCGGCCTCTCGGCCCTTTTTTAAAGTGGTGATTATTTCTTTTTAGCTGTCTTCTTGGCCTTCTTAGCCACAGATAGCGCAATGGCTACTGCCTGCTTCTGAGGCTTGCCCGACTTCATCTCTGTCTTGATGTTCTTGCTAATGGTCTTAGCGGAGTAGCCTTTCTTGAGCATAGTGTTAAAGTTTATGCAAAGATAGGTATTTCAGGATTGCTTCGTAAACCTCAAGCTGATTAGCCCATCTGCGCTTATGACCAATTGCAGCTTCTTGGATTGTTAGCTTGCTTTTCAATTGGCTGATTTTGCGAGCAAGGTAATCCTTGCAGTGCTGATGTGTCATCATAGCTGGCTTAAAGTCATAGATTAGATCACTAGTGTAAGTGCTTTTGCCCTCCCACTGCTGAGGCACTTGGCTTATGTGAATATCAGAAAGGTACTTCATCTAAATTTTGGCTGTCTTCAAAGTTTGGAGCAATTACTTCAGGAGTCGGCAAGTAACCATTGAGATTTAAGTTTGCCAAAATTCTCTCCATTGGGTCTCCGCCATGAAATAAAAACCTGCGCTTCTGGTACTTGTATTCGAACTGAATATATCCTCGCTTACCTACTTCCTTGCGCTTAATCTTTTTGAAGTGAAGTTCACAGGTTGGGTCTTGCGGAGTGGAATAAAACAGAGGCCTATGGTAGATGAGTATGTTCCACATCTTATTATTCCACATTGCGCCACCTGCTAGATCATAGACATCAGGGCAGGGATAATTGTCACCATTCGTCTTTTTGCCTCCTCCCTTAGGATGGCTTAGGATGAAAAAATAGACATTGTTCATGGTTGCAAACCTTGCAAAGTCTCCCAGCACCTGAGAAAGGTACTGGTCATCTCTCCCTCCTGTTGTGTGGATGTCATTGTCCATCTGGTTGAATGGGTCAATGATGCAGCCATCTACTTTTTCTTTGATTATTAGCTCAAGGAATCGCTGCTTGATGTATGCTGGAGTCGGTCGCTCGGTTTCAGGGTAGATGTAAAAAAAGTGGTCACTTACCCAGCGGTAGGCTTTTTCATATCCCTCTTTCGTTGGTCTGTTGTAGCTAGTTGGTGAGCATTCACAGCCCAGCAGAATTTCAACCAGGTCATGATAGAACATCTCCGCAGGATTGTCTTCCGGAGGGAAGATGGCAAACTTTCGCCCATGAATAGCAGCATGACAGAGCATCATGTACTTCATTATGCTGGATTTGCCATGATTGCCATGCCCAGACAAAAGACTAATCTCTCCCCTCCTGAACTTAAACATATCATCCAGCATTGGGATACCTACGCCCTCAATGAATGGCACACCGTTCACAAGTAAATCAACGGCTCTGTCTAGGACAGAAGTACCATAAACAACATCCTTAGCTGGAACGGAGGTATCGAAAAGCTCGGCAGGAGGCGCAACATCAATCTCCATCAGAGTCTTTGTGTCAATCACCTTACCTGAGCTAAACTCAGCAGTGCCATATTGATTTTTCCAATAGCGGTAAGCGTTGGCTATTGTTGTCTCACATTCCTTCCGGCTGAAGCTCGTATCGTTAGCCAGGAACTCATTATCGCAAAAGGCTAGGCAATCATATTGATCTACACCGAAGCGGCAACATGCTCCGGCAAAGCATAGGATAAAGTGATTCCTCTGCCCATCTTGGAAGTATTGGTTTTTGGAGGCTGTCCATTTCAGGATTTTCGGGATAAGCTCTACTTTACTCTCGTAAGTGGGCATCTCCAGCCTTGTATGCTTAATGTAAAATTGAAATGGCTTGGCCTCTTTGTTTAGGTACAGGTCAGGGTCATAGCTTTCGAAGCAGCCTCTGGCTATGTCCTTGTTTGCCTTATCTGCCTGGCAATAGTCAATCGTGAGCGCATTAAAATAATCCAAGAGTGCCTCATACTGCTCCTTGTATTTTTCGGCATCGGCTATCCTGATTAGGGCTTTAAGTCCTCCTCTTGGAGACACCCAGCAGGCATAGGTGTAAGGCTCAGAGATGATGATGGTCTGAAGATCTCTGAGACTTTCATGACTAACATCATCCCAGTCCATGATGGCTAAACCTGATGCTTTCTTGAAGGCCACGGCTGCCCTCCTTGTGAACTGCCCTGAGAAGCAGATAAGCGGCAGCTTGTTTAGCTTGAAATCTCTTTGCTGCTCTGGGTCAGATATTGACCTTAACTGCTCAATGAGTTCTTTCGAAGTGCCATTCTTGATTCGCTCCAGCACCATGTCCACAGGAAAGAACTTTGGGTCATTGACTGTCCTGAAGTTGTCAAAGTAAGTAACGGTCATCATGTGTCTTATTGGTTAGAATTTGCAAGGATAGCTTTTTGCTCGGATATGAATTTCTCAAAGTTGAAGTCATCAGGAAAATACCTAGTGTCCTCTGGAGGCATTGGCTGTTTGTCATTCATGAGCATCCACTTCACATACTCTCCGTAGTGTCCGTGATTGCCCTGGTCTAAGTAGATTAGGTCAGTAACTTCTTTCGGAGGTTGTCCATTCTGGATAGGCTCATAGTACACATTGTACTTTTCGCTGTACACTACTGCACCATTGCCTTTGCCATAGTTGATAATTTTTGAAGGATCAACCTGCGGCTGGCTATTACCTCTATTTACATTCGAAGTTTGTCTTTGCCTCCATTGCTGAAAGTGGTCTTCCCAGTTGTTGCTTATTGTCCTCTTCCAATCAATTACAGGTTGCCCATTGCTTTTGTGCCATTCCTTGTCATTGTAATGATTGAAGACCTTTTCCACTAATTGAATAGGATAGGCTTTCTCTGTAAAGTACTCCTGAACTTGCTCAATAGTTGGAGCTATAAACTGAACCTTCTCTTTCTTCTTTTTAGCCTTAGGCTTAATATCTATATGTTCTTTAGTTCCTAAGTTATTTAGTTCTCCTATGTGGGGCAGTGCTTCGTGCTGTGCTTTGGTCAGTGCTTCAGGTAGTGCTTCAGTATCTGCTTTGGTATTTTTGCCCCAAGCAACTACCATAGCCTGATGCTGATTGATAGCCTCTGAAACAATACGAATGAACCCAAATTTTGCCAAATCTTGAACGCATTTTCGATAGGTCTTGTAATTACGGATTCCTGTGGCTTCCATAGTAACTGCTGAAGGAAGTCCAATTTTTTCCTTCTGGCTTAACTTATTCCAATGATAGACTAGATAGAAGTAAAGCTCAGTGTGAGCATGCGTTACTTTCTCAGGATGCTGGAATCTAAACTCAAACCAGGCATCAGTCAATTGATAGCCATTCATACCACTCGCAGCAAAACATCCTTAAATAATTTCAGTGCTTCCTGAGCCGTCATTGTTTCAAGTTCCTCTGCCATCTCTCGCTCAATGACTCGGTAAGCAATTAAAATTTCACGCTCACGAAGGTCAATTTTTTCAGGTCTTGAAAGGACTTTCTTAAAGTCCTCATTTGCCATTATTTTTTTCATAAAAACAAAAACCCCATCCGGCTTTCCTGAGTGACACCAGCGGAATTATTACGCTGCTCAGTACCGACCGAATGGGGCTTTAATGTCTTTTTCATAATTCTATTTTACCCGGGTGTCAATCGGGGGCTTTCGCCAGTGCAATAATAACTACTCTTCCTCGAATTTGTTAAGATGCTCAAAAAACTTTTTTAGCTGCTCTTCAGGCATGTCAAATATTTGCCACACTAACTGAGTGATGGACTCATTGATGCTCTCCTCAGCCTCAGCTAGGTCAGCACCAATTTCTTTATGAAGGAACTTCTCAAACTGAGCAGCATCAGTCATGAGCCTGTTGAAGTACAGCTTTACATCATGCCGGAGCTTCATGTCTGAGTACTTAATGACAGTGCCTGTCTCCAGCATGCCTTTCACGAAGCAAGTGAACTTAGCGAAGTCTCTCATGACCTAATGCACCAGGCGAAAAGAACAGTCATAGCGATGGCATAGGAAGCCATGACAATTGAGAAAGCCATCCAAGCCCTGTGATGCCTCTGGCACTCTGATAGCTCATGGTCTAGCTGGTCATGCTCTGTATGCCACCATGAGACTGACTCAGTGAGCAGCTCAATCTCTTTCCTCAGCTTGGCAACTGATTCCTTATGATAGTCTCTGCTGCGCCTGTGATTGTCAGCATGCCTCCGGCATTGAGCCAAATCAGCCTGAAGTTTGATGAAGTCTTCCATGTTAAAATTATTGGTTAGATTTTTTTGCAAATAAACTGCAATAATTAGAACAGAAAAACTATCACAAAAAAAATCAGATAAAAACCATGATTGTGTTCTTGAACCACCAGAGGCTGGCAGCTTTGCGCAGCTCCTTAGTTAGTACATCATCAAGGAAGTAGCCACGCTGCTGCATCTGCTGCATGATGTAGTCATTAGTCTGGCAATTAACATGACCATCACCTACCTGCCCAGGTACTGCCCAGGAGAGAATGATAAATCCTTTCTCCTCATCGTTGCAATGATTGGTAATGTTGTTCAGGAATGTCTGCTCAAACTCTGCCGGGATATGTTCGCCTACTTCCAGACTCATCACGCACTTGAATTTCTTTTGCAGGTCAAAGGCCTTACTAAAGTCTAAGACCTTTCCTAGCCCTTGAGTGAGCTGCTCGGTGTATGGATTACCATCATAAGCCTCTACAACTAGATTATGCCTCTTAAAGAATTTGGCATATTCACCTGTGCCACATCCGAAATCCACAATTGTATCACACTTGCGAGCTTTTAGGATTTTCAGGATTGCACCTGCTAAACGACAGTCATGGGCATGGCCCTCTCTGTTGGGATTTTCCCAAAATCCATTTTCATTTATTTTCATAGGTAACTTTATTTAACTCATAGTACCAATCTATTGCAGCAATCACTTCCTCCAATGACCAGGAGACCACTACCATCCAGTTGCGAGCAACTAACTTATCAAACTGGAGTAGCTGCTGCTCTGATGGCTTATTGTAGCCCACCTTCAGCTCAATGGCTAGGCCAGCATAGCCCCTGCGATTGTCTAGGATTAGGCAATCAGGTATGCCTGCCTTCACGCCCATAGCTTTCAGCTTTGCCGCCTCAATGCCATTTCTGCTGCCACCATTAGGACAGTGAAACCAGAATGAGCCAATCAGGTCAAGATAGCGAGCAACTGCCTTCTGGAGGTTGTCCTCACTGCCCTTGTACTTAGGGAACTTGTCTAGGCCTTTCAGCTTGATTTTTGGCTCAACCATTTCGAAAATTATTCTCGCCAATAATTTTGCATTTACTTTGCAAACCTAAACCAAAAGAATGGACTTATTAAAGATTTCAGACTTCTGCCGGAAGTATAAGCTGCCTCCGCATAGATTCACTCGCTATAAGCGGCTTTTTCACACGGCCAAAGTAGATGGCTATGTAAAGCCCTGGGTAAAGCTGGATGAATGGAACATGGCTATGGTGGCCGACATCCTTCAACACACCGGCACACGCAGGAGAAAGCAGAGGCTAAGCCTGGATGCCTTCTGCATTAAGTATGGCCTAACCTCTGAACACTTCCAAAAGGTGTGTCACCGGATGGTCTTGGAGGATCATGATGGTCAGATGATGGTAGTAGATTCGAAGCACAATTATGCCCTCCTGAAGTATGGGAGGCTGATTCGGACTAAATCTTAAAAAAAATTGAAAATATTTTTGCAGATAATTTGCAGATATAAAAACTAGCCTTACCTTTGTCTCAACATTTACCAATAACAATTAAAGACATGACAACAGCACAATTATCATCTCGCATCGATGCCAGCAGAACTTCATCTTACGGCCATTACAAAGTAACCATTCAGTTCAGAGGCAAAGAGTATAGCTGCATCAGCAGTGACTCAATGGCCTATGACCGTTATCTGGATGATGACGCTAAGAGAGGTCATTATACTCAGAGAGATGCTCTCACCTCTTTCTGGAATGAGTGCAAGCGTAAAAACAATCTCGCATAATCATGACCGAACATCCTCAAATGCCCCTCAAGGATCAGATTATCCTTTTCGGCAAACTCTTCGCAGTGTGGATACTCTGCGCCATCGTAAACGCACTTTAATTTTTACTAATTTTTAAACCAATAGAAAATGGCAATTATCGCTAAATCTACCGGAGAAAGCACTCAGAGAGAGCTAATCCCTGCTGGCACTTATGTAGCCAGATGTTATTCAGTTGTTCACCTAGGTCACATCGTGCAGAAGTACATGGGCGAGGAGAAAGTAGTAGACCTGGTCAGGTTTACTTGGGAACTACCCACAGAACTTAAGTGCTTCAATCAGGAAAAGGGCATGCAGCCCTGCGCCATCAGCAAGGAGATGACCTTCAGCCTCAACGAGAAGTCAAACCTCAGGGCCATGCTCAATGCCTGGAGAGGTAAGGCACTGACAGAAGATGAGGCCAAGGCCTTTGACTTAGCCAAGCTAATTGGCGCACCTTGCATGATTAATCTCATTCATCAGCCATCTAAGGCTAACCCTGAGAAGGTCTATGAGCGCATTGCTGCTGTAATGCCAATGATGAAGGGCATGACCTGCCCTCCGCAGCATAATCCGAGCATGGAGTTTTCTGTCCTAGACTTTAACCGTGAGAAATTCATGACTCTGCCGGCATTCCTTCAGGAGATGATTACAGGC